TTACTGTGCTTGTTTTGTAATGGCGGCTAATACTTGCATAATGTCAGAAACAATGGCTGTGCTTTTATGTTTTTTATTGATATAAAGCCCGCTCTGAATTCTGATGTCTGGTATTTTTATCTTCTTTACACCCGGTGGCGAAAAAAACGAAGTGAGACATTCGGGTAATAACATCATTCCTTCTCCCGAACTTACTGAAATGAGAATAGAGGCCGTATCTCTGTCTGTTTCTATGATATCCACATGCGGTATAAAGCTTTTGATGCTATTTGAGATAATTCCTTTTAACTCATTGGAGAAAACATCCTTTCTGATAAGCAGGCTTACATTACGGATGCTGTTAAAGTTTTTTAGCGCTGTGACGTGAAGTGTCTCAGGCATAAGAAGGAAAATGGATTCATCACTGGCTTTATGAAAAATAAGATTATCAGTGTAAGCTATTTCTCTGAAGGACAAGATGCCTGCGTCGGGGTTAGTGTGAAGAGACTGGATATCGGCGCAGGAGACAGAGACGCGCCTGCAACACACAGGCTGGTTCGTTTTTTTTTGCCAGGATAAAATATGCTGATAAATGACCAGTGGGACACTAATGTCGCAAAGTAACTCAAATCGGGAGCATTTGGCTGAGATACTGAAGTCGTTTTCTATCGAATAGAGGAGGTCGTAAACAGGTTTGATTTTCTCATAAAGCGTAATCGCTAATTCTGTTGGTTCAAGGTAATTATATTTTCTGATAAATAATTTCCCTCCCATTTTTTCTTCCATTTCGTAGATTACGCGGGCGAGAGGTGAGCGTGTTACACACAGTTGCTCTGCCGCACTGTTGATGCATTTCGCTTCAAAACAAACAATAAAGTATTTTAATTTTTTTGATATTAACAAGTTCATCATTACCCCCGTTCAAAAGTTTCCTTCTTCAACAACATATTTGAAGATGATTGATGGGAAAATAATACCTTCCAGATCCCTCATATGTAGTAGCTGTCTGTCCGTGCTCCTGTGCAGGTCTCTCACAGGTAAGATACGCGATTAGCTATTATCCTTGGCTCAAAAATGGCTGACAGAATGCGCATTAATCGCACATTTCTGGATGGTAATAAGCAATGAGCGGCTCATGCTGATTCCGTCATTATTTTACCAGGCAAAATTTAGGGCGGCATACCAGAACATGATGTTGTTGTGCGTGTAATTTTTTATTTGATATTCGCTATTAGCAGGTACAGATAATAGCCGGTCTGTAGCAGGAGAGCAGTAAAATCAACCGCGGACATCTCTTTCTGACTGACTGTAATGTTTCAGGCGAGCAGACATGAAATCACAGGTATGCGTCAGTGTGCGACTGGTTATTTTTTGCCTAAAGAGAGGGGGGTATTTACAGGAACGGGAATGATAAACGCATCGGTCAGGAGACGACAGATATAAAAAGAGCAAGTCTCTCGACTTGCTCTTTTCCGGGGTAATGTGCCACTCACATTGCTGCGGACTGGCGCATTTAAATTTTGGTCGGCACGAGAGGATTTGAACCTCCGACCCCTGACACCCCATGACAACGAGTTAAACTCCTTCAAACCCGCGTCGCACAAGGCTTTATGCGTCATTCCTATGTATATGCAAACAGTGCATTTTTTGCAAAATCCTCACTATATACATCAATCAGTTAGCCCCTTATTTTACCTTCCATTACGATGCTGTTTTTATCTCGCCATGTGGTACGCAAACCCAGTCAATATGGTTCTCTGTGTAGATCTTCGTTGACTTCGCATCGCTGTGCGCCATGCGGCCTTGCGGGTCAATTCCTTGCTTATTAAAGAGGAAAGCAGAAAGCGCCCTGATCTCGTGAAAAGTGGGCCGCTGATCCTCTGGCAGGTTCGACCCCACGCCTACTTCGTCGCGCATTGCTGAAAACGAACGGCTGAGATAATCGGGAGCAACTTGTGTTGGATGCCGCACCTCTTTGCTTGTGGGATTGCTTCGCTTTAGCGGAAGACGATGCACTACATAAGGGCTAGCCACATTATCCCGGCTGCGCTCGATGATATCCCTCAGGACTGACCCGATCGGTATAGCCACGTGAGATGCTTCTTTATGCTGCACCTTCTGGCGGTGAATGTAGAGCGTGCCGAAGATTTCCCCTTGTGGCTCTGGAAACCATACGCATCCACACACGCCTTCGCCTGGCTGTTTAATGGAATAACGAATGCGCGAGACTTCAAGCCTTGCATGCGTGGTTTGCATTGCCAGATCCATGGCTGTTTGCAGCCATAACGGCGCGGCGCGGTGTATTTTGTTGAAGTCGTCCAGGGTGAGGCGGCGACGAGTTTTCGAATCGACGCGACGCATTTTTTTGCGTTCGGCAGGGTTATCCATCATAAGCGACTCATCGACCGCATAGCTGAAGAGCTTTTTAAGAAAGCTTACTTTCCTGTTCTGCACGTTCGCTGATGCTTCGCTGTGGTATTTTTTGATGTAGCCGTTAACATGCTCCAGATCGATATCGCAGGCGTAAATATCTGCGAAAAATTCTTTCACTCGCTCAATATCATTCAGCCAGACAGCCTTCGTATCTGTGCCTGGGTTCTCATCGCGAATAGCTCTATCAAGTAGCGCCTGGGCGTGTTCCGCAAACGGTCTTGCTTCGCCATTAATGCCTCCGGACTCTCGAACCAGGCTTTCAATAGATGGCATTGATTCGGGCCGCATGCGGAGGTTATATTCGCGTGCAATAGCGATCGCCACAGCCCGATCGCTACCAATATTTTTTCTCTTCCCGGTAATGAGTTGAAACCGGTATTGCCCGGTTTCTTTGTCGAAATAGAGGTAGTCGGGAAAATGTCTGTTTTCCCTTTTTCGTGGTCTGCCGGCCATCTTAATCCTCTTGAATTAGCCTGCGAACGTTTTCGCTGATCATCGAGTCAACGCCCCATTGTTCGCCAGCGCATACCCAGACCATACCGTCTACGATGCGCCCGCGCAGCAGGCCGTTTTCTACCCAGCGTTTAATCGTTCTGTTATCTGGAACCGAACCTGGAACAAACTCACGCTTCCCCCAGGCGCTCGCTTTCATTAACTTGGCCATACGAACTCTCCACATTTATACCGGCTGCACCCGGTTTACTTCAGGTTGTAAGCGCAGGTGGAGCACCCGCCGCGCGTGCCCTCCACACATACCTCACATCTTGCTGCTGGTTGCCACTGGCTGGTGGTCTTATCAGCCGCGACGCCGCGCTCAATTGCCAGCTGCCGCCGGAGGTCCGCCAGTTCGTTCGCCTGCTCCGCCATAATGTCGGCCTGCTCCATCACCCTGGCGTGTAGATCGCCAGCTTCAGCGCGCCACCATGCGACGTCTGCTTTAAGGCGGAGCCAGCGCCGCTGTTTAAGCTTGCTGGGCATCAGTCGTCGTCCTCGTCCCAGTCATCGTCGTTATCCCAATCCTCTTCAAAATAGGGAGCAAAGGGGCTGGTTGCGGCCAACATCTGGCTTGCGGCGCCGCGGCGCTGAAGTCGGCGCAGGGCTTCATAAAACTCGAAAGCCTCTGTACGCTCATCGCCGATTTCGAGAGAGCAGGCGAACTGATGCGCTTCGCTGACCAGTTCCTCAAGTTTCTGGTAAATAGCTTGCTTATTCTTCACGCTGCACCTCCCCCGATGCGCTTAAACTCAACCACCCACACCCAAGAGTTGGCTTGCCAGCTTTCTTCGCCGTAGATGTGCGCCCACGTCTGACCGAACCATGACCGTGAAAAGTCGGGGAAACCGTAATCACGCGAAACAGCATCAATAGATGGGTGGCTCGGCGGGGCGCCTTCTGCAATAGCATCGGCCTGGCTGATGCTGTTCAACCGCTCGACCCGAACGCCGGTAATCTCCAGCGTGATGCGGCTGGCCCAGCGCGGCATGTGGATTGATGGCGTCCATTTAACTGGCTCCCACCATCCATCCTCTAAATCTTCCGGTTTATGAGTGGCACGATACGCAATCGTTGTTTTGGTGCACAGACCGGTAGCAAACGTCTCACGCACCCACAGGCGATCGCCAACGGCACCGAACGGGCACGAAAAAAGGTTTGAGCGATGCTTCACACCGCATACGTCTGCTAGGCACCAGAAATACATGCCCACTTCCTTAGCCACCGACGAATCAGTAATTCGGCGCAGCCCAAGCTCTGCATTTTCCGGCTGTACCTTCATGATCCGCCGCGTCTGCGTCTTCCTGCCGTCTAAAATCGCTCTCACCATCTCACCGTTAAAAATCAATCCGCGCTCTTTCATGCTGCACTCCCATCGCTGGCTGCTCTGAACGATTTGGCGCTGATGACCGCTGCAAGTCTCGCAGCAGCAGCCTTTTGTGCGGACACGCTGGCAATGACTGTGGGCCGTTCCTTCTCTGTATTGGCGCAAATGCCTCCCCAGTTCGAGATAAGGAAGAAGTTTTCCAAATCCATCAAGTTGGATTTCAGTGCCAGCTCTTCAAGCATCAGCACAATTTCGCGAACCGGGTGGCCTCCTAGTAGGGTTTGAATTGCGTAGCCGAATGCATTGATCATCACGGCATGGAACTGAAGGTATTCCCGCTTATATTCAGCCTGGCTGGTGCCGTTACGGATGTCGTCGATGCCGGTGAGACCTATCCATCCCTGCCAGATATCCTGTACCTCTTCCTGACTAAGCGGCTCTTTACCTGCGTTTATGAACTTCTCAGTAGCATCGTTAACAGCCTTGAAGCTGACCCAAAGACTGCTTTTAGCTGGCACAATGTTGTGCTCGAAGTCGGTGACTTCAGAGAAAACAGGGTGAGCGGTCAGGAACGACACCATGCCCTGAGCGGTTTCGTTGCGCCCGTCATACGCCATATTGATGGCCGCAGACGGCTTCGATACGTTGTTGTTGATGTCAGAAAAGAACTGCTGCCGCGTTTTCAGTGGCAGCTGATGGGTCAGCATCAGGGGGACACTAATAGGCTCGCCAACATTACGGCAGAACTCAGCAATGCCCGCGGCGCGGTGCTGACCATCGAACAGCTTGATCTCTGCGTCCATTGGGAAGCGCACCACCCCAACATTGGTATTACCGAACTCTTCGAACTCAATCTCCGAATTGCAGTTACCTACGAGCGGCGGGATGATGAACGGCTCTTTATTCTCATGGGCGCTCACTAGGTATTCGTAAAACTTCCGCACGCGGGCCGGGTTGATCTCGCGCTGGGAGCGTTCAAGGGTGCTGCCAACGTTATCAGAGGCCAGTACGCGCGTCAGGGTGCGGCCAGGCACCGACATCAGCAGGATGAGCGTGCCGCCCTGCAAACCCCGTGAAGCCGGGAACTCGAAGTAATGAGTCATTTTGGTGCTCATACAGCCTCCCCGTTGCGCAGCTGGGCGGCCATGTCGGCACCCGTATAGACAGCTCCGGCAATCACACCGACTTCATTCCCATCGAAATTGCCTTCATCAATCAGCGCTTGAAGCCTGCCAGCGAGCATCTCCACCCCCTGCGCCTTCAATTCAGTCAGGAAAGCGCCGGTTGCGGGTGTTTCAGCGCGAATAGCTTTTTCGGCCTCGTCACGTGTCAAAAAACCAGTTTTGCCGTCATTGCTGACCAACTGAGCGTTGAACCAACCCTCAAGCCCAGCCACGGTGATATCGTCCGGAAGCTCGGCGCCAGCTTCGTCAGTAGTGCCTTCCAGCCAGGCGCGGGCGGATTTGATATCTCCCTGAGCAACGCATACCAGTGCCGCCTGCGCGCCGAGCATGGTTTTATGAAACATCCATGAGGTGGTTAGCTCTCTTGCTGCCATGTTCATCAGGAAGGTGTTTTCGGCTACCAGTGCGTCGCTGCGCTTTGTTTTCTCACGCAGCACTGCGGCTAAGACTTCGAGCTGTCCGGCCATGCGCTGGACAAGGGATGCTGCATCCAGCTGTCCGTGTTGAGTACCCAGTAGCACCGCCAACTGGTGGCCTGATTTAGCCAGTTCCTGAGTAATTTCGTAATTCACTGCGTGTTCCTCCACTTAACTTTGCGCTGCACCGCGCTAAATTTTGGTTGCAGCAACCCAACCCATGCGAGATGGAGTAGGGCTGCATAAAAGGGTTATCGCTTGGCTTCGCCGCCCAGCACGGAAATCAGGTTTTCGGTAAGGGAGCTGAGCTCGCCGGTCATGAGAACGAAATCAGCATCGAACCGCTGCGCAACGTCTTCGCGGTCGATATCATCGTTCTGTTCAAGGAGGTCGTCTGCAAACCTGAGTCGTTTAAGAACGCAAGAATCGTTCAGAGTAAAGTCGATGCGGCTCTGCCAGTTCAGCGCAAGCTCAGTAACTACCTTGCCGGCTTCCAGGTGGTTCAGTATCTCGTCGCTGGAAAGTTCCTGCTTTTTGAACCGGCCAATGCCGCCATCTTCCAGAATCGCTTTCAGCTCCGCTTCATTGCCCAGGGCAAAACCTGATGGTGCCCCGGCTCCGCGCACCCACTCGGTGAGGGTAAGCTCTACAGGTGTTTCCATAGTCAGCGGTACCACTGGCAGGGAGCCCAGTGTTTTACGCAGCAGCGCAAGCGAGTCTTCTGCGCGGCGGGCGCTGGATGTGTCAACCATTACCAAGGCGGCGCTGAGGTTTAACCAGATGCGGATCGCGCTGCTGCGGGTAAAAGCGCGCGGAAGTAGGGAGTGAAGGACCTCATCGCGCAGGGAGTCTTTCTCATTTTTCTTGAGGCGACGGCCCTGATCCGCTTCCAGCTTCGAAACCTTCTTATTGAGTTCCTCAGCGATGACCGCATTAGGAAGAATTTTTTCTTCGCGACGAATAACCAATAGAAGTTGGTCATTCACCAGGTGGAAGAGCTGATTTGAGAATTGGCCCAGAGGCGATACCCACCCGGAACGAGCCATATCCTGGCTGCCACACGGCTTAAAGCGGTAAGCCTCAAGCTGGCGTGCCAGCTCATCTGTATTGCCGTCACGGATGATCACAACGTCGCGGCTAAGACGGTAGATGATGAGGTTTTTGAAGAACGGGTTAAACATTGTTCTCTCCTTAAGAGGGGAGGCGGCCACCTGCACGGGCCGCCTGGTAGTTTCTCCACACAACACAGAAGAGCACCTGCGGTTAGGAATCCCGCCCGGGTGGATTGGGTTATGAGCCCGCCGCCTGGTGATGCTCTCGTGTGTTGAGTAAAAAAGTGCGGCATCCTCACGGGTAGAGACAGATGCCGCCAAAGTAGCAACGCAGAGAGTTATTTGCCGGGCTTCCACCGGCTCCCATCCGTTTTTAAAGCCACTCAGATATCGTCTGGGCTTCGCCGTCTCTTCCTGCTGTCATCCGGGTTGAACTCGCCCGGAACGAGATTGAAGGGTTATAGCCCCTTACGGCGTTCACGCCCTGTCGCGTGTGTCGCGTATGCCACGCCAGCATCTAACGAGTTTTAACGACCTTTGCCGTTTGCATCATCTTGTCGCCGCTGCTATCGGTGCGGAACCGCCACTGTCCAGGACATTTAAAGGGACCGTCTCCAAGTGGTAACTCTTCCAGTCCCGCTAAACACCCGGCTAGGTGTTTGACGTGAATGGCAGTGACATCGAATCATCCCCATCTTCATACGCCTGGGGCGGCTACCGCGTGGGCGTCCTGCCTGTTCGTTAATAACAACTTTAAGGTGTAATTTAGTTGTGAGGGCTACGCTTGTCAACAACTTTATGTGGTTTGATTGACGTTGTGGTTGATGCAAGGATGAGCAAAAAAGAAGAAGGAGGTTTTATGGAAGAGAAGCAGCAAGTTTTTAACTACACGCGCAACAGAGATAAGCTATTTGCAAACCTTATATCCATCATCGATGGTATTCTTTCGGATGGAAACTTGACGGATCAAGAGATTATCTACCTTGATACTTGGTTGTTAGAGGCCGACCAACTTATCGGGAATGGAATAATTAAGAGCCTGCGAATAAGAATTGCGAGCATCCTAGACGATGGAGTAATTACCGCAGAAGAAAGAGAAGAACTCAAACAATACCTTCATGAAGTACAATCTGAAATTTTAGATATTCCAGAGATAGATTTTTATTCTACAGAGTCAGATCTGCATCTTTTGAATGGATTATGTAAGGGGTTAATTTCTGACAGAGTTTTAAGCCAGGAAGAGATCAAATACCTTGACTGGTGGTTAACGCAGAATGGGGCACTCAAAGCAAACTATCCAGGAAAGGAGCTTTATCGCTTAGTAAAGGATATTTTAAGTGATGGCGAAATTACTATCCAGGAAAGCGAAGTTCTGCATAAAGCGCTTATTGATTTTACCGGTTGCGATCTTGATAGCGGAACTGTTGATGGTTTGGCAACAAGACTTCCCGTAGATGATATTGCTGATGTGAAAGTTAGCGGGAAAGCATTTTGCCTTACAGGCATATTCTTAGCAGGAAAAAGATCAGCAATAGAAGATTTAATCCAAAAACAAGGCGGAACTATCAGTAGTGGAGTTACTAAAAAAATAGATTACCTTGTCATAGGGACGCTGTCTTCACGTGACTGGCGTTTCTCCAGTCACGGAAGGAAAATTGAAAAAGCAGTTACATACCGAGATGATGGTGCTCAGATAAAAATCATCACGGAAGAAATGCTTATTGAAGCTTTACCATGAGCGAGAGGACCAAAACACACGGCCGATAACATGAATCCGTGCCAGTTTCTCTTCATAGGTGAGTACTTCATCAGGGTACTCATCTTTATTAAAACTTCTTAAAATTAAACCACCATCTGGCCGATTAATAAGTATTTTTACTCTTAATAATACGCCATCCCTTAAAGCATATAAATCACCGTCTCTAATTGGACTCGTCTGGCTCAGGTCTACAGCGACCTTATCTCCATTAGTCAGCACGGGATACAAGCTGCTTCCAAGAATATTCACGATTCTTGCACTCGAAGCGCTAACACCTGCTCGCCTAAGCTCATCTCTTCTGAGAGGATATGTAGAAAGTTCAGATTCAACGATTTCGGCTTCGCAGCCATTCCCTGCCGATAATTCAATATCCAAAATAGGAATTTCCGTAAAAAGATCAGGATCAGCTGAAGTACTTTCCCATTCCTTAACAATCATTTCTGAATAGGAACCATTAGCGTCAATATCGCCATATTGCAACCAATTAGCAGTGACTCCCAGTGCAAGAGCCAACTGTTTAATTTTTCTCGGCTGCTCCGTCACGCCATTTTCAATTTTGGCTATGGACTGTTGAGTCAGGCCAACCTGTTCAGCTAACTGAAGCTGGCTGAGCCCTGCCTTTTCCCGCGCTTTTTTTAGCCGTTCAGCAAGTGTACCCACAACTCCCCCTTTTGTTATGGCGAGACTACAACTTTATGTTTTGACTTTCCAACACCTAAAAGTTGTGATAAAAGTTGTGGTAGTTGTACAATCATCCTATCTCACAACTTTCAACCATAGGTAAAGGGGACCGTTATGACGCCTGAACAAAGCGCGTTAACTGAGGCTATTGAGATTGCTGGTGGTCAGTCTGAGTTAGCCAGAAAAATTTCTTTAGAGGCCGGCGGCCTAGTTAAGCAACAGCAAGTATGGAACTGGCTACACCGTGAAAAGAAAGCACCCATTAAGCACACCGTATCTATCGAGAAGTTAACTGGGGTTCCTAAAGAAAAGCTCCGTCCTGATGTGTTTCGTTAATTAAATAGCGAGACGGTGAAGAGTTAAACCACAGATTCAAGGAGTTAACCGTGGGTAATGAGCACTGGCAAGTAGAGAAGCAACCAGCCTGGCTGGTGGCAGCAATAAAGAAAACCATTTCAGGCCTTCATGGTGGATATGCGGAAGCCGCTGACTGGCTGGGTGTTACCGAAGATGCACTGTTTAACCGCCTGCGTACCGGTGGCGACCAGATTTTCCCGATGGGATGGGCGATGGTTCTGCAGCAGGCCAGTGGTACTAAGCACATCGCTGATGCGGTATCTCGCCATTCGAACAGCGTTAACGTACCGCTAGTGGATATCGAGGATGTCGACAACGCCGACATCAATCAGCGACTGATGGAGTCCATCGAGTGGATTGGCAAGCATTCGACATACATCCGCAAAGCAACAGCTGATGGGGTAATTGACCAGGCAGAACGCGCACAGATTGAAGAGAACAGTTACCAGGTAATGCAGAAGTGGCAGGAGCACTTAACGCTGCTGTATCGCGTTTTCTGTTCGCCGGAAAAGAGTGACGCCCGCGAGTGTGCAGCTCCGGGCGCCGTGGCGTGTCGTATCAGTGGAGAAACTAACGCATGAACAGTTTAACGGTAAATAACCGCTTACCGCAACTACGGGCCATTCCTGTGCAGGGTACCTCGTCGTTTCGGTATGAGCGCATGGTATCAGGCCGATGGGTTCCGTGTAACCACAGTCGAGTACGCCTCATCGTGGGGGCATTCAACCGCAAAGCGAAGAACCTCGTATGCAGGAGCTCAACAGACGATACCGCGACTGGCGGGGAACTGAAGTCCATGTCACCGGTTACGACCCCGAAAAGCGACAGGTTATCTTCCGGCGCGCGGGTTACCCGCACGACTGCATGCAGCCTGTTGAGCGGTTCCGCGAGAAGTTCAAAAGGGTGGATACATGAGCGTTAAGTTATCAGCGTACGTGTGGGATGGCTGCGCGAGTGCCGGAATCAAGGGCACGAAGCTGCTGATCCTGGCGCGCCTGGCTGATTTCTCCAGCGATGAAGGTATCAGCTGGCCCAGCGTCGACACCATCGCGCGCCAGATTGGCGCCGGTCGCAGCACCGTAATTACCGCAGTTGGTGAGCTTGAGCGTGACGGATGGCTGACCCGTAAAGAACGCCGTCAGGGCCAGCGCAGTGGTACCAACATCTACACGCTGAACGTGCCGCGCCTGCGCCAGGCGGCTGCCGGTGCTTATTCTCAGGGTCCAGTTTCTGAACATTCAGAATCTGGACGTTCAGAATCCGAAGGTTCAGAAGCTGGACGTCCAGAATCTGAACGTCCGGAAAACCGTAAAAACGGCGCTTCTCAGGGTCCAGAATCTGGACACGATCCGTCAGTAACTTCAAAACAAGAACCATCAGATAAAAAACCTTCTCGTCAGGTTGTCGGGCAACCCGACGCTGAGCAGCTGATCACCGATAAAGCGATTGCTGTGCTGAAGCACCTGAATCTGGTCACCGGCGCGCGTTACCAGAACTCGAAATCCTCACTGGAGAACATCCGGGCCCGGCTGCGCGAAGGTCATTCGGTGGACGACCTGCAGCTCGTGGTCGACTACAAGCACGAGCACTGGCACGACACGGAAATGTACGACTACATGCGCCCGCAGACGCTGTTCGTCCCGGGCAAGCTTGAAGGCTATCTGCTGAGCGCCACCCGCTGGAAAGAGCGCGGACGCCCGTCCCGCCAGCAGTGGAAGCAGCGCAGTGTGCAGCGTGACGACAGCGCATTTAAAGCCAGCTATGCCGGTGTTGATTACAGCCAGGTCCCGGAGGGGTTCAGATCATGAAAAACGAGAAGCTGAAACACGAATTTTTCGAAGAGATGGCCTGCCAGCTTGAAAGGCAGAATCTGTGGCGCCGCGCCGCACATGTTTACCTGGCTGCATTCGATGCCTCGAAGAGTAACCGGGACCGCGAACGGCTGGCGAAGAAGCGCACCCAGTGCCTGAAGATGAGCAACCGCGTTGGTTATGTGGAAGGCCGTTGCTATCTGGCCGGTAACTATGTGGGGGAACTGTGATGCACCCGTTGAATGCTTACAGCCAGGCGCTGGCAGCGCTGCGCAGCAAACCGGCTCACGAACTTAAGGAAGTCGGCGATCAGTGGCGCACGCCGGACAATATTTTCTGGGGCATCAACGCCATGTTCGGCCCGCTCGTACTGGACCTGTTCTCTGATGGCGAGAACGCCAAATGTGAGGCTTATTACACCGCGGAAGATAACGCGCTGACGCAGGACTGGTCCGCGCGTCTGGCCGAGCTCAACGGCGCCGCGTTCGGCAACCCGCCGTACAGCCGGGCGTCCCGGCACGACGGGGAGTACATCACCGGCATGCGTTACATCATGCAGCACGCCAGCGAGATGCGGGAAAAAGGCGGGCGGTACGTCTTTTTAATTAAGGCGGCCACCAGCGAGGTCTGGTGGCCGGAGGATGCAGATCACGTCGCCTTTATCCGTGGCCGTATCGGTTTCGATCTTCCGTCCTGGTTCGTCCCTAAAGATGAAAAGCAGATCCCGTCCGGAGCGTTTTTTGCGGGTGCCATTGTGGTATTCGATAAGACCTGGCGCGGCCCGGCAATGAGTTACATCAGCCGCAACGAGCTGGAAGCGCGCGGCGATGCTTTTCTTGCTCAGATACGCCGTCAGGCTGAACGTCTGCTGATGGGTAACCGCCAGGAGCCCGACGAGGATGACACAGATCCGAATTCAGAAACTGAGCAGCAACTGCAGGCTGATGAAAATGAATTACCGCTGACAGCAGCCGACATTCTGGAACGAAGCGGCGTTGAGGTATGGGCCTGTGCTTGCGCGGCGTTCGGCAGCAAAGAGACGTATGCGTTCCATGAATCCCGCTTTGCTCACAGCTGGGCCGCGGACTCCGTAGAGAGCCCGATGATGGTGACGGTGACCGCAGATGTCATTTCGCGCGCGCAGTCGCTGATTAATGAGCATCACAACGGCGTCAAGCTGCGTGCTTTTATGGCCCTCAATGATTTTGTCTTTCAGGACGATGCGGAGCGGAAAGACATGCACGAACGGCTCGCGACAGTCGCTCGCGAAGCTGAACAGCAACATGGTCTGGCGATGGATGAGTTTCTGCTGGTTGTCGGGGCAATTGACACCACGCACTGGCGGAATATCCGACAGCTTCGTGCCTCAGTTCGTGAAATGGCCGGGGCGCGGGAGAAAGCGGCATGAATTCCACCTCTGCTTTGACCGCCCGCCAGCAGGAGGTGCTGGATATGCTCGCTGATTTCCAGCGGCGAAACGGTTACCCGCCGACGCAGAAAGAAGTGGCCCAGCTTATGGGAGCCGCTTCACCCAACGCTGCGACCGATATGCTGCGTAAGCTGGAAAAGAAAGGCGCCATATCGTTATCAAAGGGCCTCGCCCGCGGCATCACCATCAACGGCATCGCCAGAGAAGATGAGGCGGTTTCTCTGCTGCGTGCGATGGTAGAAGGTGAAGCCAAATCGCGCGGTGGCTTTCCTGAAAGCGCGGGGTGCCATTGCATGAAGCTGACCCTGCCTTTTCCCCCGAGCGTTAACAGCTACTGGCGCGCCCCGACTAAGGGGCCGCTAAAAGGCCGTCACCTTGTCAGCGCCGACGGGCGCAAATATCAGAGCAATGCCGCAGCGGCAGTTGTTGAGCAACTGCGGCGCATACCCAGGCCTGTCACCAGCCTGCTGGCGGTGGAGGTGGTGCTTTACCCGCCTGACCGGAAACGCCGCGATCTGGATAACTACCTGAAGGCACTTTTCGATGCGCTGACGCTGGCCCATGTCTGGGAGGACGACAGCCAGGTGAAAAAGATGCTGGTGGAATGGGGCCCGGTAACCAGCAAAGGGAAGGTGGAAATCACGATCAGTAACTTTGTGGCGGGTGCAGCCGCCTGACAGATGGAGAAACGTATGAACCAGACACACCCGATTTCATTTTGCCCTAAGCATCATGCGGCGCTGGCAGGTCAGGAGCTTTTTATGTCCAGCCGGGAAATAGCCTCGCTTGTCGGTTCACGTCATACCGACGTGTGCACCGCCATTGAGCGGTTAATGAAGAAAAGCGTCATTGATGGGTATACGGCATTGCCGTACACCCACCCGCAGAACAGGCAGGAATACCACCACTACCTGGTTAACAAACGTGACAGCTATGTCATTGTGGCGCAGTTATGTCCGGAGTTTACCGCGCGCCTGGTTGATCGCTGGCAGGAACTGGAAAGCAGCCAGCAGCCGGGCGTGCCGCGGTCGCTGCCGGAGGCACTGCGCCTTGCTGCGGATCTGGCCGAACAAAAGGAAAGGCTGGCACAGGAACTCGCCGCCGCGGCGCCAAAGGTGGAGTTTGTGGATCGCTACTGCTCCGCCAGCGGTTCGCTCTCATTCCGTCAGGTGGCAAAGCTGTTAAAAGCCAAAGAGACGGATTTTCGCCTGTTCCTGATCGACAACGAGATTATGTACCGCCTCGGCGGGGTGCTGACGCCGCGCCACCAGCATATTGATGCCGGACGGTTCGAGGTGAAAACGGGCACATCCGCAACATCCAACCACGCGTTCAGCCAGGCGCGTTTCACAGCGAAGGGTGTTAAGTGGATAGGTGGGCTGTGGGCTGAGCATGTGGCGAAGGGGAATGCAGCGTGAGAGCTCTGTTAACACCGGAAATCGCGCGCGGAATGGGTATCGTGCTGCTGCGCCCCGGCCCTGAACTGATGCCCATATTTGCAAACGGGCGCGTGCTGGTGGAGGTTCAGCCAGAAAGCATGGCACGGTTCCCGAGCGGCGCGGTGCCGCCGGCGCACCAGCCTCTGGCTGATGACGAGGGGCTGCAGGTCTTCTTTACTGATGAGCGGGTGATCCGGGCTGCTGGTGGCATCAATGGGCTGGAGCACTGGCTGATGAAGCAGCAGGGCGGCTGCCAGTGGCCGCACAGTGAGTACCATCACCATGAGCTGACCACGATGCGGCATGAGCCCGGCGCGCTGCGTCTGTGCTGGCACTGTGATAATCAGCTGGCCGAACATTTTACTGAGCGCCTGTCAGCAATTGCCCGTTCCAATGTGATAGCCTGGATTATCAGCGTCGCGCGAGGTGCCCTTGCCTTTGACGATACCCACGAGCTGACTCTGCCGGAGTTGTGCTGGTGGGCTGTCAGGATGGATATCACTGATGCGCTGCCGGACAGCGTGGCGCGCCGCGCGCTGCGCCTTCCGCCTTTGCCCGTGCAGGGCGTGTCGCGTGAAAGCGATATGGTTCCGGGACCGTCGGCAGCTGAAATAGTACAGACGAAAGCACAGCGTGCTGGTGCCGTGAAGACGCTAGTGAACTGCGACGAGCTGCAGGAACAACAGCCGCGGGTGGTTGCGCTGACGATCGACCCTGAGTCGCCTGAAAGCTACATGCTCCGGCCAAAGCGCCGCCGCTGGGAAAACGAGAAATACACCCGCTGGGTTAAGCAGCAGCCTTGCGCATGCTGTAACCAGCGGGCAGACGACCCCCACCACCTGATCGGCCACGGGCAGGGCGGGATGGGTACCAAAGCCCATGACCTTTTCGTGTTGCCTTTGTGCAGAAGGCATCACGACGAGCTCCATCGGGACACCGTGGCATTCGAAGAAAAATATGGCTCACAGCTCGAGCTGATTTTTCGTTTTTTAGACCGCGCGCTCGCGATCGGCGTGCTGTCGTAAGTGGAGTGGAGACCACACATGAACCTCGAAGCCTTACCAAAGTTCTATTCCCCGAAATCACCCAAACTCAATGATGAGACACCAGCCACCGGCAGCGTCGCGCTGACCATCTCTGATGTAATGGCCGCACAGGGCCTCGTCCAGTCTAAGGCGGCGCTGGGGTTCAACCTCTTCCTCGCCAAAATGGGCATTCAGGATCCGCAGCCCGCTATTGATGGCTTGGTTAAATATGCGCTCGCGCTAAATAACGGCGTAATGAAAAAACTTGGTGAGCGCGCACGCGCGGAAATGGCCCTTTGTCTGGCTCAGTTCGCCTACAGCGACTATGCGCGCTCGGCAGCCAGCAACTGCGAATGCCATCACTGTGAAGGAAAAGGGGTTAAGCGCGTGCGTCGGGAGGTGGTGAAGCATCCTGGCGTGAAAGGCGTGGATGCGACAATTCGCGTAGAGGAAGTGGAAGAACTCTGTAAGCACTGCGGTGGGAAGGGGGTTATCAGTACGGCCTGCCGGGACTGTTCGGGACGGGGAACGGCGCTTGACCGTAAGCGTACCGAGTTACACGGCGTGCCGGTGCAAAAGCTGTGTGAGCGATGTGGTGGTAAAGGGTTTGCACGTCTTCCCACCACTCTGGCGCGCCGTCAGGTGCGGGTTCTGGTGCCTGATATGACGGATTATCAGTGGTACAGCGGGTTTGCTGACGTCATTAATCTGCTGGTGACTAAATGCTGGCAGGAAGAAGCATTCGCGGAAAAGATGCTGCGCGAAGTCACACGTTAGAAGCCTGATTAAACATTTTAGCGACACGATGCTTGCTAAATTCAAAAAAATTGGGTAGGATTTTTCTAACGATGGGCGTTGTATGTTCACCGTTAAAAAGCCCGCCATTGAGCGGGTTCTTCTCTTACGTTCAGCTCACCCTCTCGGATAGTGTGAAATCAAAGGTTGCCATATGCGACAAAATGTCGCACAATCAAATGGTCGTTTAGTTGATAATTATAAATATCCAGATTTCTCCAATTTAATCAGAACACATGAAGATGGAACGCCATCACAGCGAGAGGTAGACCCATGGCCACGAGCATCCGCTTAGACGATGACTTTGTGAGCGACGTTAAGGTTCACGCTGATGCGGCTAGCCGCAGCATTCCGAAACAGATTGAGCATTGGGCGAAAATCGGACGGATTGCTGAGGATAATCCGGATTTACCGTATAGCTTCATTAGTGAAATCTTACTGGCGCAATCAGAAGTCGCTAACCATAAGGTTTCGAAATATGAACGTAGAACAGAACGGAAGCGAACTTGAGAATGAAATCGAAGTATTTCAAACTCGAAGGTTCGAGAAAGCGCTTGATAAATTACCTGAATCATTAAGGGCTGAAGTAGAGGATGAAGTAGATCGCATAATTCAAGAACCCGAAATTGGGGAGCTTAAAAAAGGTGATCTGAGTTTTCTACGTGTTCATAAGTTCCGACTCAATAACCAGTTAATGTTACTTGGCTATTGTTGGGTGGAAAATAAGCTAGAGCTATATATGCTTAGCATTGGCTCCCATGAAAACTTCTATCAGGAACAAAAACAGCATAGAAAAGCTGACTTAAAGCTAATCAGCTGAACATATAGACCCGCTTAGGCGGGTCTTTTTACTCGTCCAAAGTAAGACGGTCAATTCTGTTCATCATTTCTCAGGCTCGCTTCGGCGGGCCTTTTTCTTTTCCCCTCTTTGGAGAGGATACACAGCTATAGAGGGGGGCTACATGTCCGATCCGGTTTCGGGAACTGTCGCGGCAGGGGCTGCGCTTACTGGTGCAAGTATCTATGGACTGCTGACCGGCACAGATTATGGCGTAATTTTTGGCGCGTTTGCCGGCGCGGTCTTTTATGTTGCCACCGCGGCAGACCTGACCCTGATCCGGCGCGCGGCCTATTTCGTTGTTTCTTACATCGCTGGCGTTTACGGTGCCGGGCTGGTGGGCTCCAAACTTGCCAGCTGGACGGAATACAGCGACAAGCCGCTTGATGCACTGGGGGCCGTTATCCTCTCTGCGCTGACGATTAAAATCCTGACGTTCGCCAGCCAGCAAGACCCCGCGCAGTGGTTCCAGCGGTGGAGAGGAGGAGCCAATGGTAATAAGTGATCCGCTGGTACTGACCAACGTGGCGACGTGCTCGGCCATTGTGCTGAGGCTGATGCTGTTCCGTAAGCCCGGTGCCCGTCACCGCTGGTGGGCATCGTGGCTGGCATACCTGATTATCCTGGCGTATGCATCCGTACCGTTCCGCTACTTCTTCGACTTTTACGTCCACACACACTGGGCGTCGGTCATCATCAACTTAATCATCTGCGCCGCCGTGTTCCGTGCCCGGGGCAACGTGGCGCGCCTGTTTCAGGTACTGAGGCCCGAATGAACCAACAACAATTTCAGCAGGCGGCTGGTTTAAGCGCCAGCTTGGCTGCGCGCTGGTTCCCGCACATTGATGCGGCGATGCGTGATTACGGCATCACTGCGCCGGTCGACCAGGCAATGTTCATCGCGCAGGTCGGCCATGAAAGCACCGGCTTTACCAGGCTGGAAGAGAGCTTCAACTACAGCATCGCAGCGCTTAATGATTTTGTCCGGGCTGGCCGGTTAACTCAGGATCAGGCCAACACGCTGGGCCGCCGCACGTATGAAAAGGTGCTGCCCCTTGAACGCCAGCGCGCGATCGCCAATCTGGTTTACAGCAAGCGCCTCGGTAATAACGCCCCGGGTGATGGCTGGAAATATCGCGGACGCGGGCTCATCCAGATCACAGGGCTTGAGAATTACCACGACTGCGGCGCCGCGCTGAAACTCGACCTTGTGAGCTCGCCGGAACAGCTTTCCGAAGACGGCAGCGCAGCGCGCTCTGCGGCATGGTTCTATACCAGCAAAGGCTGCCTAAAATATCCGGGCGATTTGCTGCGCGTCACGCAGATTATTAACGGTGGGCAGAACGGGCTGGAAGACAGACGGGCCCGCTATGCGGCAGCGCGCCGGGTGCTCTGATGACTACTGTATGGGGCTTTGTCCGGGCATGGTGGAAGCCGCTACTCTTCCTGGCCGCTGTGGGATTCGCGCTTTATTACCGTGCCTCGCTCACAAAAGCTGAGGCATCTTTAACCGAAGTTAATCGTGAATTAAAACTGGCTAAAGATGACATTGAGGATATGCAGCGCCGTCAGCGCGACGTAGCGGCTCTTGATGCGAAATATACGAAGGACTTAGCGGATGCTCAGAAAAATATTGCTCAGCTTGAGCGCGATGTGGCTGCTGGCCGTAAGCGGTTGCAGCTCAACGCTACCTGCCCCGCGAACGGAGCGCCCGGCCCCGCCCGCATGGTTGATGGAGCCGGCCCCCGACTTACTGACTCCGCTGAACGGGATTATTGGCGTCTCAGATTTGGTATCAAAAAGTTGACGATGCAGTTGGCTGCCCTTCAAAGCTATGTCAGCCAGCAGTGCTTAAATTAAACTATTTCCATTCTTGACCGATAACAGCTAGGAGTAGCGGTAATACTGTTTATCTCTTGGGCTCCTGAAAAAACTCGATTTCTTGCACATTGTAAATCCTTACATCACTTCTGTGCCTTAGCTCCGCTTAGCATGGAGGTTTAAGTTTGTAAGTGATTGAATGCTCATCGTGTGGAAAAAGAATGCACGGTTTTTCATAGTTATCCACAGATTTTGAACAAGAAGTGTGTCAAGCATTTTTGATTTTTGGAGTTGATAAATCTGTGGATAACGTTCATAGTTGGGTCATAAAAGATAAACAAAATTTTTCGCAAGGGCTCCATAGTTGGGGCTCTTTTCGTCTCCAAAGCACAACGCGGCCTATATATTGTGGTGTTTAGGTTTAAAGCTGCAACATATAGTGGTCAAGGGGGTTAAGGCTATGACTATCCAAGATCTGTATAAGAATTTTGATATCCCAATGGCACAATTTGCAAAAAACGAGACTGCTAATGAGTATGGCCGTCGAGTAATGAGTACAAATTTTGTAAATTCAGAGCATTCTGGTGTGATTTACTCTACTGGTTCTACTGTAGAATCAGTGAATGTTCATCAAACAGCTCAAACAGAATATCAACTTTACTCATATTAAATCTATATGCCAAATTGGAATAAGGTTATGGGCGAGATGGCTGTGCTCGCCCAGAAAAGCCCATTGGATACAGTAAGAAGCAAATATATTAAAGAAATGTCAGAGATGACGGGACGTAATGTTATTGCTTATTACTCTGGCTTTTTACAAAAGAATACGCCTTCGATTTCACATCTTACCAGTATGACCGATGATGACAAAAACGGTTTCATGACGGCAATAAATGGCCTTGATACTACTAAGGGGCTTGATTTATTGCTGCATACTCCTGGCGGCGATATTGCTGCTCTTGAGTCTATTGGTTATTACCTTCGTGCAAAATTCGGCAATAATATTCGCGCTTTCATACCGATGATATCTATGTCAGCGGGAACCATGCTAGCTTGCACAGCAAAAGAAATCGTCATGGGAAAACAGTCGAATATTGGGCCGTTTGATCCTCAGATAGGCGGAGTACCCGCACACGGAGTTATTGAGGAAACTACAAAAGCTATGCAGGAAATCCTACAAAATCCTGCCTCAGCTGCTTTTTGGCAATTTACTCTTTCTAAACTGAACCCAACATTCATCGGTGAATGCGAAAAAGCTATACAGTGGGCCTCTGCAATAGTGACCGATTGGCTTGTAACAGGTATGTTTGATGGTGATCCTAATGCTAAGGATAAAGCACAACATATTTGCGATGAGCTTAATAATCACACTTCAACTTTTGCTCATGCTCGCCATATCCATAGTGATAAAGCAAGCCAAATTGGTTTGAATATTACTGCTATGGAGGATGATCAGGCGCTTCAGGACATTGTTCTGACTATTCATCATAGCTTTATGCATACTTTCGGTGGGAGCTCTGCTGCTAAAATCATAGAAAACCATGAAGATGGAAGAAGAGTTTGGCATGTTCCTCCAGGACATATTTAAACCAGTACTTTGATATTAAACAAGGCCTCGCATTTGCGGGGCTTTTTTATGAGCATCGCACGCGCACCGAAGAGAGTCTTTCCGCTGTGAGCCACCAGCATTCGCTGGTGGCTTTTTTATTGGAGCTCCAATATGCCATCCGCTATCCCTCGAGCTTGCCGTAAACGCGGATGCCCCGGCACTACTACAGACCGTTCGGGTTACTGCGAGGCTCATCGTAATGAAGGCTGGCAGCAGCACCAGCGAGGGCTGAGCCGCCACCAGCGCGGTTACGGCAGTAAATGGGATGTCATCCGCGTCCGCATCCTTAAACGTGACAGGCACATCTGCCAGGAATGTCTGCGCAACGGCAGGCCGCATCCAGCTGAGACGGTCGACCACATTATTCCGAAAGCTCACGACGGCACTGACGACGACAGTAATCTCGAAGCACTGTGCTGGCCATGCCATAAGCGCAAGACTGCAACGGAGAGAAACAGGTGAAACAGAAGAAAGTGCAGCTGGCTCACATCTATCGGGGGCAGTGCTTCATAGGCTATGACGTCGCGGTCGATGGCGTGCTGCTCAGCCAGCAACTGAGTACGTGGATAAATACCGAGCCTGGAACTGTGCCAAGCATCACGGCCGTCTTTGGGCTGGACGCTGAGACGAATGAAAATCCGTTAAGAATCAACCTGTTCGAGAATAATTCTTGAATGATCGTGCGAAATTGTTTCAAATGAAATCATTTCAATATAAATGATATCGATTCTCATCGATGCGGAGGGCGGGTCGAAAGTTCAGGGCCCTGTCTGCTAGGGACCGCCGCCTAACCCTTTTTCACACCGCCGCAGGTTAGAAAACTTTTTTATGGGGTCCCCCACTCGATGATTAATAGGAGTTTTCGATTATGTCCGGACCACCGAAAACCCCGACCCATCTGCGTTTGGTGAGGGGTAACCCATCAAAACGCCCGATCAATAAAAACGAGCCACAACCCCCTGCAGGGGTACCCCCAACTCCTAAGCATTTCGACAAACAGGCGAAGTACTGGTTTAAGCGAATGGCCGAAGAGCTGGATGCCGTTGGCGTCATTTCCCAGCTGGACGCCCGCGCGCTCGAATTACTGGTTGAGGCTTATACCGAGTACCGCTACCACTGCGATACGCTGGAAATCGAGGGGTATACATACCGCACTGAAACGCAGACGGGGGATGTACTGATTAAGGCGCATCCGGCAGCAATGATGAAGGCAGATGCCTGGAAGCGGCTGCGCGCCATGCTGGCAGAGTTCGGGATGACGCCAGCCAGCCGGTCGAAGGTCAGCGCCAAGACGCCGGACGCGGTTGATCCGCTGGCTGAGTTCATGAAAGCGAGGGATTAATGGCTAAGGTTGCCGATGGTATCCGCTACGCCGAACGCGTCGTGGCGGGGGAGATTATTGCCTGTGAATACGTCCGGCTGGCCTGCCAGCGTTTTCTGGACGATCTGCAAAACGGCGAGGCGCGGGGTATTTTTTTCAGCGAGCCCCGCGCCCAGCACATCCTGAATTTTTATAAGTTCATCCCGCATGTGAAAGGCGCCCAGGCCGGGCAGCCGATCGCCCTGATGGACTGGCATGTTTTCATTCTTATCAATATTTACGGTTTCGTTATTCCGCTGGTTGATGAGGAAACCGGCGGGGTGGTTCTGCGGAATGATGGCAGCGGCCGCCCGGTAATGGTGCGGCGGTTCCGTACTGCTTACAACGAGGTGGCGCGTAAGAACGCCAAATCCACACTCTCTTCCGGGGTTGGCCTGTACATGACGGGCGCGGATGGCGAGGGTGGGGCCGAGGTCTACTCTGCGGCCACAACCCGCGATCAGGCGCGCATCGTTTTCGAAGATGCCAAAAATATGGTGAAAAAAGCGAAATCGACGCTTGGGCGCCTGTTCGAGTTCAACAAGCTGGCTATCTATCAGGAGCAAAGTGCCTCTAAATTTGAGCCGCTTTCCAGTGACGCTAACAACCTGGACGGCCTGAATATTCACTGCGGCATTGTTGACGAGCTGCACGCTCATAAAACCCGTGACGTATGGGACGTTCTGGAAACGGCGACCGGTGCGCGCCTGCAGTCCCTGCTGTTTGGTATCACCACTGCGGGCTTTAACAAAGAAGGCATCTGCTACGAGTTGCGCGATTACGCCATTAAGGTGCTACGCGGTTTTAACAGTGAGGTGGAAGGTGCCGTTAAGGACGATACCTTTTTCGCCATCATCTACACGCTGGACGACGGCGACGATCCGTTCGACGAAACGGTCTGGCAAAAGGCGAATCCCGGACTGGGGATCTGCAAGCGCTGGGACGATTTACGCCGCCTGGCGAAGAAAGCCAAAGAGCAGGTATCAGCACGCGTTAATTTCTTCACTAAACATATGAATATCTGGGTGACAGCCGAGTCTTCCTGGATGGACATGCTGAAGTGGGATAAATGCGAATTTATCGCGCCGGCGCATGAGCTGAAAACTTACCCGCTGTGGGTCGGCGTCGACCTGGCGAACAAAATTGATATCTGTGCTGCGGTAAAAGCCTGGCGATCGCCTGATGGTCACGTTCACGCCGACTTTAAATTCTGGCTGCCCGAGGGGCGGCTGGAAAAATGTTCGCGGCAGATGGCCGAGCTCTACCGGAAATGGGCTGAGCTCGACAAACTTATCCTGACGGATGGCGACGTTATCGATCATGCGCAGATCAAAGAAGAGCTGCAGCAGTGGGTCAGCGGGGAAAGTCTAAAAGAAATAGGCTTCGATCCGTGGAGCGCGACGCAGTTCAGTCTGGCGCTTGCTGAAGAGGGTTTACCCCTTGTGGAAGTGCCGCAGACGGTGCGCAATTTCTCCGAGGCCATGAAAGAGGTTGAGGCGCTGGTTTACGGCGGCCGGTTTCACCACAGCAATCACCCCGTGATGAACTGGATGATGTCGAACGTCACGGTGAAGCCGGATCGTAACGACAATATCTTTCCCAACAAATCGACACCTGAGGCCAAGATTGATGGTCCGGCTGCGCTGTTCACCGCGATGAGTCGCCTGCTCGTTAACGGTGGCAATGACCAGCAGGACCTGAGCGGCTTCTTTGATAATCCCATCATGGTAGGTTTCTGATGAAGAAAAATAAGCAGCCAGGCAGGGTGAAAAGCGCCCTGCTTAACTGGCTGGGCGTCCCCATCAGCCTGACCAACGGGACGTTCTGGCAGGAATGGTACGGTACGAGCAGCAGCGGGAAGGTGGTCACCGCGGATAAGGCTATCCAGCTGTCAGCAGTCTGGGCCTGCGTCCGGCTGCTGAGCGAGTCAATATCAACGCTACCGCTGAAGATTTACGAGCGGCAGCCTGACGGCTCGCGCAGGCTGGCCCAAAAGAATCAGGTTTACCAAGTACTTTGTCGCCGGCCGAATCTGGAGATGACACCATCGCGGTTTATGCTGATGCTGGTGGCGAGTATCTGTCTTCGCGGAAACGCCTTCGTGGAGAAGCTGTTTATCGGCAACAAACTGGTCTCGCTGGTGCCGTTGCTTCCCCAGAACATGGTGGTAAAACGCCTCGATACCGGCCGGCTTGAGTACACCTACACCGAGAACGGTACGGCGCGTGTCATTGCGGAAAAGAACCTGATGCACATTCGCGGCTTCGGTCTTGACGGGGTCTGCGGCATGATGCCGCTGAGTTCCGGACGCGATGTGATCGGTGCCGCAATGGCGGTCGAAGAGTCGGCTGCCAAAATATTTGAGAACGGCCTGCAGAGTTCGGGTTTTCTCTCAGCAGATATGCCGCTGGATAAAGAGCAACGCGAACGGCTGCGCAGCTACATGGCACAGTTCACCAGTTCAAAGAATGCCGGGAAAATCATGGTGCTTGAAGGCGGTCTGAAATATCAGAACGTCACGATGAATCCGGAAGCGGCCCAGATGCTGGAGACGCGCTCTTTTGGCATTGAGGAAATCTGCCGCTGGTTCCGCGTGCCGCCGTTTATGGTCGGGCATACCTCTAAGCAGAGCAGCTGGGCATCAAGCCTGGAGGGGATGAACCTGCAGTTTCTGACCCACACGCTGCGCCCTTTGCTGGTCAATATTGAGCAGGAGATTTCCCGCTGCCTGCTGAACGGTGAAGAGGACATCTTTGCCGAGTTTTCTGTCGAAGGGCTGCTTCGTGCCGACAGCGCAGGACGCGCCGCCTACTATACCAGCGCGCTGCAGAACGGCTGGATGTCACGCAATGATGTGCGTCGGCTGGAAAATCTGCCTCCTATTGAGGGTGGAGATATTTACACGGTACAGCTGAACCTGACGCCGCTGGAGGACCTCAAAAAGAACAGCCCGGCAGTGCAGGCCGCCGCGCTTCGTCAGCTTCACAGTCACGTTTTCCCCGATATTCCCTTCGAACAGTCCCCGCTGAAACAGGCGGCTTAGGAGCATCCATGACAATCAAAAGCCTTCCGGCGGCGCCGGAGGGGCGACCTTTTGCGCGCGAAAAACCAGACCTTCCCGCTGCGGCAATGGAGCGCTGGAACGGGAGCATCCGTGCGGCGCGCGACGGCGATAACAGTATCTCGATTTTTGATGTTATAGGCGCAGATTACTGGGGCGAGGGCGTCACCGCGAGCCGTATCGCCGGTGCGCTTCGTTCGCTTAATGGCGCAGACGTTACAGTCAACATCAACAGCCCCGGCGGCGACATGTTCGAAGGGCTGGCGATTTACAACCTGCTTCGTGAGTACGACGGCAAAGTCACCGTGAAAGTGCTGGGGCTGGCGGCCTCTGCGGCGTCGATTATCGCAATGGCAGGCGATGAAGTGCAGATAGGCCGCGGCGCGTTCCTCATGATCCATAACTGCTGGGTTTACGCGATGGGCAACCGTCACGACCTGGCGCAGATTGCCGCCGACATGGCGCCGTTTGATAAAGCCATGAGCGATATCTATCAGGCGCGCAGCGGTCTCGACGCGGAAACCGTCGACAGGATGATGGACGGTGAAACTTATATCGGCGGCAGCGAAGCCGTAGAAAAGGGCTTTGCTGACAGTCTGCTTTCTGCCGACGAAATCGCTGACGACGATGAAAGCCCCGCCGCAGCGCTGCGTAAACTCGATGCGCTGCTGGCGAAAGCGAATACGCCACGCTCTGAACGGCGAAAACTTCTTAAAGCCTTATCAGGCAGCACGCCGGGCGCTGCTGCCAGTCCTGACGGTACGCCGAGCGCTGCCACCATCCATAAAGAAACCATTGACCGTCTGGAAGCCGCGCTGAGCGGATTGACAGCGGCTGCCCAGTAAATACGGAGATGTTATGTCTGAAGTAAACGAGATCCTGAAAAAGGTTAGCGCCAGTATTGAAGAAGCGACCGGCAAATTCAACGCCAAAGCAGAAGAGGCGCTGAAAGAAGCCCAGAAAACCGGCAAATTGTCGGCGGAAACCAAAGAAACCGTCGACAAAATGGCGTCGGAATTCAACGCCCTGAAAGAGGCGGAAAAGACGCTTAAGGCGGCGCTCGGTGAGCTCGAACAGCAGGTCGCCCAGATGCCGCTGGCAAACGCCGCAAAAGTGGTGGAAACCGTCGGCCAGACCGTCATCAACAGCGAAGCACTGAAAGCATTTGCGGCAAGTGTTGAAGGTGGTAAGCGCGTCAGCGTGCCGGTGAACGCTGCGCTGATTTCAACTGACGTGGCAACAGGCGTGGTGGAGCCGCAGCGTCTGCCGGGCATCGACACCGCCCCGAAACAGCGCCTGTTCATTCGCGACCTGATTGCGCCCGGCCGCACCTCCGCACCGGCTATCTTCTGGGTGCAGCAGACCGGATTCACCAATGCGGCAAAAGTTGTGCCGGAAGGTACCGCCAAGCCGTACAGCGATATCCAGTTCGCCACGCAGATCACGCCGGTCACCACCATCGCGCACATGTTCAAAGCGTCCAAGCAAATCCTGGACGACTTCGCGCAGCTGCAGTCCACGATTGACGCAGAAATGCGTTACGGTCTGAAGTACGTGGAAGAACAGGAGATCCTGTTCGGTGATGGTACCGGCGCGCATCTGAAAGGTATCGTGCCGCAGGCCTCCGCTTTCGCTGCTGCTTTCACCGTTGAGCAGCAGAACGGTATTGATGATCTGCGCCTCGCAATGCTTCAGGCGCAGCTGGCTCGCTTCCCGGCTTCCGGCCACGTGCTGCACTTCATCGACTGGGCGAAGATTGAACTCACCAAAGACACTCTGGGACGCTACATCCTGGCGAACCCGGCGGCGCTGACCGGCCCGACCCTCTGGGGCCTGCCGGTGGTCGCGACTGAGGCTGCGGCATTCCAGGGCAAGTTCCTGACCGGTGCGTTCAACGCTGCGGCGCAGTTGTTCGACCGTGAAGACGCCAACGTGGTGATCTCCACTGAAAACGCCGATGACTTCGAGAAGAACATGATCTCGATTCGTTGTGAAGAGCGCCTGGCGCTGGCCGTGAAGCGCCCTGAGGCGTTTATCTACGGTTCCTTCACTGCGCCGGCTGCGGGTGGCGGTGCGTAACCTTTAACGGCGGCCTGCGGGCCGCTTTTCTTTTTTCCGTTAAGGAGACAGCCATGAAGCTGATCGCTATCAAGCCTATCTACTTTGAAGGCAACGTGCTGACCGAAGGCACCGAGTTCGAGACGCTGGAGCAACACGGTCGTGATCTTGTTGCGCGCGGTTATGCTCAGGAGCCTGGCAAAAAGCCGGATCCGGAAAAAGACCCTGAGCCGAAAGGAAAGGGCAAGGCCAAATAAGGGGCGCACATGCTGACCAAAGAGCAGGTTAAGCACCACTGCAATATCGAGCCGGATTTTACAGAGGACGACAACTGGATCGAAAACAGCATAAAGGCGGCTGCGCGGTATGTGGAAACGTGGACCCGCCGCCGGCTTTATGAAAAGGCGGATGATCCGCTTTATATGGCCGATCCAGACGCGCTGCTTTATGGCGAGGATGTCGAAATGGCTATGTTGATGCTGATTGCCCACTGGTACACCAACCGTGAAACGGTCAGCACCGGCAGCACGACATCTGCGCTGGCTTTCTCTACTGAAGCACTCCTTCAACCCTACCGGATTTATGGCCTATGAAAGCGGGACGTCTGCGGCACAGGGTAATCCTTCAGAAACCGGCAACCGGGCGATTACCGTCCGGACAGCCTGCAACCGGCTGGGTGGATGTTGCTTCGGTTCGGGCAGAAGTCGCGGATGTATCGGGCCGGGAGATGATGGACGGCGGCGCAGAGTTGAGCAGCACCACAACCCGGATCTGGATGCGTCGTTATCCAGGCATTCCCGTAACCACGGGATGGCGAGCCGTTCATCTTCCGCCTACCGGAGGCGGTGAGATATATGACATCAAGTCGGCTATCTCAGCAGAGAACGGCACCAGGCTCGAATTGCTTTGCGAGAAGGGGGTGAAACAGTGATTTCAACGAGTCTTGATTTTTCCGGTCTGGCCGATATCGCGAAGGATCTGGAGACGCTCAGCCGGGCGGAAAATAACAAGGTCTTGCGTGATGCCACCCGCGCCGGTGCTGAGGTTCTGAAAGAGGAGGTGGAAAAGCGCGCCCCGGTACGAACCGGAAAGCTGAAAAAAAACGTCGTGGTGTTAACCCAGAAAGGGCGCCGCCGCGGTGAAATTTCCTCTGGTGTCCATATTCGCGGGCGCAATATGCGCACCAACAACAGCGATAACAGCATGAAAGCTTCTGACCCGCGTAACGCCTTTTACTGGCGTTTTGTGGAGCTTGGCACCTCGAACATGCCCGCACACCCGTTCGTAAGGCCAGCCTTTGACACTCGCCAGGAAGAAGCGACACGGGTTGCCATGGCGCGCCTGAATCAGGCTATCGACGAGGTACTGGCGAAATGACCGAAGCTGATATCTATCCGCGCCTCAGCGCGCTGGCAGGCGGCAATGTATTTCCTTATGTCGCGCCGCAGGGAACTGCCGCGCCGTGGGTGATCTACCTGTTGCCGTCTGCGGCCGGTGAGGATGCATTCTGCGGACCGGCTGAGACGGCTTTCACGCTTCAGGTTGATACCTGGGCCAGCTCGATTGATGAGGCCCGTGCGTTACGCGAGCAGGTGAAAACTGCACTTGCCGATCTGCATCCCGTCGCGCTGAACGAGCTCAACGGCTACGAATCTGATACCGCGCTTTACCGCGCCACGCTGGAAGTTCAGATCTGGCAATAATCCACTCTGCCGCCTCCGGGCGGCTTTTTTTATATCTGGAGCTCTCTATGTCCTCAAAGTACGAAAAAACGCAGGGAACGAAAATTAACGTTTCCGCCGATCCGGCAACGGTGCCTAATCCCACCGGTGCGACCTGGCAGTCCATTAACTGTTCGACCAAAGAACTCAGCTATACCGGCGGGCAGAAATCGGATATCGACACCACCACCCTTTGCTCCACCGAGCAGGAGATGACGAATGGCCTGGCTGCGCCAGGTGAAATGACGGTTTCCGGGAACTGGTCTGCTGATGAAGAGGGGCAGAACACATTACGCACCGCTTACGACACTGATGCGTTGCACGCTTTTCAGGTGATCTTCCCATCCGGCAACGGTTATGCATTCCTGGCTGAAGTTCGTCAGAACAGCTGGAGCCTGGGCACTGCCGGGGTGGTGACCGCATCGTTTACGCTGCGCATCAAAGGTAAGCCCGTCCCGATCGTTCCGGCACCTTCTGCAGGCTAATAACAGCGGCGAAAGCCGCTATTCCTGATTACAAACTGAGAAAAAATGAAATGGGAAAACAGGTTTCACAGAGTTCACTTCGCTCGCTCGCGTTGGCACCTATGGCAGGCTTTCGCACAAAAACCGTCACCGTTCCGGAGTGGGAAAACGCCAGGGTAAAACTGCGTGAGCCATCAGCGCAGGCTTGGCTGGAATGGCAGCAGGTGCTTAACCCGAAGCAGGGAGAAGGCGAACCAGAAGAGCTGACGGCAGCAGAACGCGCATTGCGTAACAAGAGTGCTGATGTGGTGCTGTTTATCGATGTGCTCCTTGAAGAAGACGGTTCACAGGTCTTTACCGAAGAAGATAAAGCGCAGGTTGAACAGTTCTACGGCCCGGTGCATGCCCGCCTTCTTAAGCAGGCGCTGGACCTGACTACCTCGGCGGCCGATGTGGAAAAGCCGTAAGCCAGCCCGGCACGTTCTTCCTGATGACGCTGGCGCTCCGTCTGGGGCGCACGCTTGATGAACTGAAGCAAACCCTGACGGCCAGGGAGCTGCGCATGTGGATCGAGTTTGACCGTATCAACCCCATCGGTGATAGGCGCGGCGATATTCAGGCGGCGCAAATTTCCGCTGCCGTGCTTAACTCGCAGGGCGCTAAGGTAAGCATGGATGATGTGATCCTCCAGTGGAATGCGCCCGAACAGGAAGAGAGCAGTGCCGGGCTGGAAGGGTTTTTTGCGGCGCTGGCAGGCTGAAGGTTTATTAAGATTTGAACGCACCTATAAGTGACATTTCTTAGCGATAACATTAGGATTAAACCTGATTGTTAATGATAAGGAATCTATTATGGAGTTTTTCTTGGCTGCGATTGTGCTCGGCATTATCCCAGCGCTTATTGCACAAAGTAAGGGCCGTTCCTTTATAGGTTGGTGGATCTACGGCTTCCTGTTATTCATTGTTGCATTAGTGCACTCACTAATCATTAAAAAAGACTCTCAAACTATTGAGAAAGAAATGATTGATGACGGAATGAGGAAATGCCCTTTTTGCGCCGAGATGGTTAGGAAGGAAGCCATTAAGTGCAAGCATTGCGGTAGCGATATAAGCGGTTCAGAAAGTGTTAATTTAAATAAAAGCGATGATGACTATTTAGAGGAAGCCAGAAAAAAAGCAGGTTTACTTTAAATAATATCGATATCCATCTCTATAAACCCCGCCTCGGCGGGGTTTTTTATTGGGTGAAATATGGCAACTCTGCGCGAACTGATAATCAAAATATCTGCTAACTCTCAGTCTTTTCAGACTGAAATAGCCCGCGCATCCAGAATGGGGCAGGATTATTACCGCACGATGCAGAATGGGGGCAGACAAGCCGCCGCCGCTGCGCGTGAGAGTGAGCAAGCACTGTCTGAGCTGACCAATGGTTTCGCAAGCGCAGGGAGAGCTGCCGCCGCCGCTACAGCAGCATTCGCGACGGGGGAAATAGTTCAGATTGCTGATGAGTGGACTTCAGTAAATGCTCGCTTAAAGCAGGCCTCCAGTTCTACTGATGATTTTACGAACTCTCAGATGCAACTGATGCAGATTAGCCAGCGAACAGGAACCGCATTTACTGACAATGCCAATCTCTTTGCCCGCGCCGCCGCGTCAATGAGGGAGTTTGGTTACAATTCTGAAGATGTGCTGAGGGTTACTGAGGCCGTTTCGACTGGCCTTAAAATCTCCGGTGCCAGCGCAGAAGAGTCTGGTTCGGTTATTACGCAGTTTAGTCAGGCGCTGGCGCAGGGCGTGCTGCGTGGAGAAGAATTTAATGCCGTGAATGAGTCCGGCGATCGCGTTGTTAGAGCTTTAGCCGCAGGCATGGGAGTTGCCCGAAAAGATCTGAAGGCTATGGCGGATCAGGGGCAGCTGACGATTGATAAAGTTGTTCCTGCCATGATCAGCCAGCTTGATACTTTGCGTGGTGAATTTGGCTCAATGCCGCAAACTGTGTCTGGCTCGATGCAGAAAGTAACCAACAGCTTTATGGCATGGGTAGGCGGCGTCAATCAAGCGACAGGTGCAACGGATGCATTATCAGGAGGGCTTAATGGACTTGCCGGTGCACTTGATGGCATTACCAGATCAGGTGTTAGCGGGGCGCTAGACGATGTCGCCGATAACATGTCAACAATAACGACTGTAGCTGGTGGGTTAATTGGTGTGGGGTTGGCAAAATACCTTGGCGGCATTGTCAGTAGTGCTACTGGTGCAACGACTTCACTGATTTCAGCTGCAAAAGCTGAAGTTGCATTAGCAGTTGCCCAGGATAAAGCAGCACAATCGTCAGTCGCCGCGTCCAGAGCGGACGTTTATCGAGCACAGCAAGCTCTTCAGGCGGCGCGAGGCGCTGATGTGCAGGCTGCGCAACAGGAGAAAATAGCTGCTGCTGAAGCCAAGGTTACCGCTGCACAGACAAGGCTAAACGCCGCATTAGCTGGCGGCACAGCAACTGAAAAGGTCAGAGCGCGCGCCGCACTCGAAAGGGCTCAGTCTGGACTGGCCGCGGCAAAAAATGCAGATGTTCAAACTGCTGCTGAAAAGAGGCTTGCAGCTGCGCAGGCCGCGCTTAATCGGAATTTAGCGGGAAGGGTTACGACACAAAATAACCTTAATAGTGTCACCGCGGTTGGTACCCGTTTGCTCGGCGGCGCGATGGGCCTGATTGGCGGCGTACCAGGGCTGGTTATGTTAGGTGCTGGGGCTTGGTATGCGCTGTATCAAAACCAAGAGCAAGCACGGCAATCTGCCAGGGATTATGCCGGAACCATAGAAGAGATTCGCAATAAAACTCGCGAAATGAGCTTGCCCGAAGCTACGGATAACGAGTCCAAAACGCGAGAAGCCCTGAAAGAGCAAAACAGGCTCATTAGCGATCAAGAAACCAAAATCCGTAGTATCAAAGATGCGATCTCTGGTTATCAGCAGATGCTGGCGAACCCAGGCGTGACCATAAATGGTTACATGGTGAACCACTTAACCAGCATGGATGAGGCAACGACAGAGCTTGCAAACTCTACGGATGCTCTGGCTGTTGAGCAGGAGCGCCTATCTCAAATGCAGGCTAAATCAAATGAAATACAGTCTGTACTTGAAGGCCTTGAGCATCGTCGTGTGGATTTAATTCGTCAGCAAGCCGCTGAGCAAAATAAGGTTTATCAGTCATTATTGATAATGAATGGTGAACATGCTGAGTTTAACCGTTTACTTGGACTCGGTAATAATCTGCTGGCTGCGCGGCAGGGGCTGGCAAATATCCCCATGCGCATACCTCAGGCTGATTCTACCCAACAACAAAAAGATGCACTTGAAAAAAGCCGCCGTGATCTTGAGCTATCTCGATTAAAAGGTGAGGCAAAGGAAATTGCTCGACTTGGATATGTTGCTGACGATTTAGGTCTAACTACAGATCCACAATATCAAAATAATCGGCAGGCATTAATAAATATTGGCCTTGAAACCTGGCGAAATAATGAGGCGAATAAGCCTCAGAAAAAAGGCCCGAAAACTGAGGCTGAAAAAACTGAGGATATTTATAAGCGCCTCATCAAACAGCAGCAGGAGCAGATCGCACTTGCTGGTCAAAGCACCGAGCTGGCAAAGGTTAAATATCAGGTTTCACAGGGCGAGCTTGCCACGCTGAGCCAGGCGCAAAAAGCGGAGGTAATGCGCAACGCTTCACTGATTGATCAGGTGAAACTGCGCGAGCAGCTCCGTGCGTATGAGGCAAATCTGGCAGACAGCAATGCCAGCGCGCGGGCTGCCAATCAGGCTGATTTGATCGGATTTGGACAGGGAAGTAGATTCCGCCAGCGCGCACAGGAAATGCTTAATATCCGCAAAGATTTTGAGCAAAAGAATGTGGAATTGCAGCGGCAGTATCAGGGCGGTGATATTACCGAGGATTTGTATCAGAAAGAGCTGGCGCTTAATAAGCAGTACCTCGCCGAACGGCTTCGTGATCAACAGGACTTTTATGTTGCTTCTGATGCACAACGTGGTGACTGGGTTGGTGGTATGCGTGAGGGCTTTGCTGACTGGGCTGATAACGCATCCGATTATGCATCCCAGTCGGCAGAGCTTGTGAGTAGCTCAATGGACAGCGCGCTGGATAACGTAACCGCGATGCTGGTGGGTAACAAGGCCAGCTGGAAGGACTGGGGGTTATCCGTTCTGCAGACTATCTCAAAGGTTGCGCTGCAGATGGCCGTGGTTAACGCGATGGGTGGCGGTTCGTCTGGAAGTGGACTTTTCGGCTCCCTTCTCGGCGGAATTGCGGGAGGAATCGCCGGGGGCGCAGCGGGCGACACGAATGCAGGCACCGCCATCCAGAACTACGGCGCGTCTTTCCAGTTTAACGCGAAGGGTGGGGTTTATTCGTCAGCCGACCTGAGCAGCTACAGCGGCAGTGTCGTTGACACTCCCACCTTTTTTGCGTTTGCGAAAGGGGCGGGCGTGATGGGCGAGGCCGGGCCGGAAGCCATTATGCCGCTGACCCGCGACGCCACCGGCAGGCTTGGTGTAAAAGCGCTTGGCAGTGGCACGCAGGGCGGCGCGGGTGTCAGCGTCAGCATCGGAACCATTAATTTCACAGGCGGCACAGGTGGTGCGCAGGGTAATGCTAATGCCGCCGGCGCGGTGGCTAACCAGCTCACCGGCGCCATCATCGATACCATCAACACGCAACTGCGCAAGCCCGGCACTCCGTTGTGGAACGCCACGCAGGGCAAGCGCTGATGCTCCTTACTTACCCGCTGCGGCGGGTTTTTTTATGGGTGAAACATGGCAACCGAAACCTTTACCTGGTGCCCGCGCATTAATGCCGGCGGCGAGGTCACTCACCGCGTCCGCCGCGCGCAGTTCGGCGACGGGTATGCCCAGGCGTCGGGCGACGGCATCAACGCCCGCAGCCAGAAATGGGATCTGGAATTTGTCGGTGATGAAAGCTACATCACCGCGATTATGGACTTCCTCGACAGGCATGGCGGTAGCCGCTCATTCATCTGGCAGGCACCGCTGAAAGGCGTGGGGCTTTACCGCTGTGACGCCTACCGCCCGTCGGCCCCGGGCGGTGGCATTTTCTCTCTCACGGCAACCTTCACACAGGCATTCGCTCCGTAGGTACTTATGGCAATCAGCAATGACGTTCAGAAGCTCGAGCCCGGCGACAGCGTCCGCCTGGTGACCGTCGACGGCTCGGCGTTCGGCGCGGGCGTGCTGCGCTTTCACGCCTGCACCATTCCTCATACGCCGGAAGAAATCGCGGCGAGCGGAGGCGACACCTTAAAGCTTGCCGCTAAATCCATCTGGTTTGATGACGATGAATACGGTGCCTGGCCGTTTGAAATTACCGGGCTTGCGTCGTCGAGTGACGGCCAGAGTGCGGAGCCGGTGCTGCGCATCGCTAACCTTGATGGCGTGGTGACCGCGCTCTGCCTGCGCTTTGATGACATGGTACAGGCGAAGGTTACTGTTCTGGATACGTTCGGCCAGTATCTCGATGCGCGCACGTTTCCCGACGGCAACCCGTCTGCCGATCCGGGGCAGTATTTCCGCCAGGTGTTTTACATCGACAGCAAGGCGGCTGAAGACAATGAAGTGGTGGAATTTCGCCTCTCCAGCCCGATGGACCTGCAGGGGCTGCTGATCCCGACGCGGCAAATCACGGCGGTCTGCACCTGGGCCTGCCGCAACAAATACCGCAGCGGTGACGGCTGTACCTACAACGGGCCGCGCATGTTTGATCTGAAAGGTAACCCGGTGACCGACCCGGCACAGGATAAATGCTCAGGCCTGCTGACCGACTGTAAGAAACGCTTTGGCGCGGATGCCCGGCTCGATTTCGGCGGCTTTCCGGGTGCCAGCCTGATACGGAGGTAACCATGCGGGATAAAACCATTGCCGACATTCTGGCGCATGCTGCGGCGGAATACCCGCGCGAGTGCTGCGGCGTGGTGGCGCAGAAAAGCCGTGTCGAGCGATATTTTCCGTGCCGGAACATTACCGGCGCGCCGGAGGAACAGTTTGAGCTGTCGCCGGAGGATTACGCGACGGCGGAAGACTGGGGAACCGTTACTGCCATTGTGCATTCCCACCCGGGCGACGGCGCCACCACCCAGCCGAGCGAGCTCGACCAGCTGCAGTGCGACGCCCACGGCATCCCCTGGGTAATCGTCTCGTGGCCGGAAGGCGACCTGCGCACCATCGTGCCCCGCGGCGAACGGCCGCTGGAAGGGCGCGCCTTTGAGCTGGGTTATGCCGACTGCTGGTCGCTGGTGATGGACTGGCACCGCCGTCAGGGTGTGATGCTTCGCAACTACAGCGTGGATTATCCGTGGTGGGAGCGGGGCGAAAATCTCTATATGGATAACTGGTATGCCGAGGGGTTCCGAGAGGTCACAGAGCCGCGCCCCGGCGACATGGTGCTGATGCAGGTATCCGCGCCGGTGGTGAATCATGCCGGTATCCTGCTGGAAGGTAACCAGCTGCTGCATCATCTGTACGGCCAGCTCTCCTGCGCAACACCTTACGGCGGCTATCTGCGCGAGCGCACGATTAAAATAGTCAGACACAAGGATCTGCCATGAACGAACTGAAAACGGTGCGGCTGTACGGCGCGCTTGGCGCGCGGTTCGGTCGGGTGCACCGGCTGGTGATTGCCAGCCCTGCAGAAGCCTGCCGCGCGCTGTCGGTCATTCTTCCGGGTTTTGAGCAGTACATGCAGACGGCGCACCTGCGCGGCCTGCGCTTTGCCGTGTTCCGGGGGAAAAAGAACATCGGCCAGGACGAGCTGAAACATAACAGCGGCGAAGAGGATATCCGCATCGCGCCGGTGATTGCCGGAAGCAAACGTGGCGGTGTGCTGCAGACCATTCTCGGTGCCGTGCTGGTGGTGGGAGCGCTTGCTCTTGGCCCCGTGGGTATCGGTACCATCGCAGGCAGCACGGCGATGAGTATTGGCCTTATGGGCGGTTCGATGATGATTGGCGGCGTGGTGCAGATGCTGTCACCCCAGCCCGGCGGGCTGGCATCGCGTCAGGACCCCGATAACGCGCCGAGCTACGCTTTTGGCGGTCCTGTGAACACTACCGCTATGGGCAATCCCGTCGGGCTCCTGTATGGCGAGCGCGAAATCGGCGGCGCGATTGTCTCCGCCGGCATCTACACCAACGACCAGTGAGAACCGGTCTGATAACAGCGCCTGCGGGCGCTTTTTTTATGGGCGCAGTATGGAAAAAATAACCGGTAAAAAGGGTGGCGGTGGTAATTCACGCACACCGCGGGAGTCTCCTGATTCATTACAGTCGATCGCGACGGCCAAAATACTGCTGGCGCTGGGCGAGGGGGAGTTCGCCGGCGGCCTGACGGATAAAGATATTTTCCTCGACGGTACCCCGATCCGCAGCGCTGACGGCACGCTTAATTTTCCCGATGTGAAATGGGAATTTCGTCCGGGTACCCAGACGCAGGATTACATTCCCGGCATACCGTCGGTGGAAAATGAAATCACCGTTAACACTCAGCTTAAAGCCACACAGCCGTGGACGCGTGCCATCAGCAACACGCAGCTCTCTGCGGTCCGGGTGCGTCTCGGTGTACCTTCACTGCAGCGCATGAAGGACAACGGGGATGTGGTGGGCTACCGCGTTGAATACAAAATTGAGTTGTCCACTGACGGTGGCGGATATACCACGGTGCTGAACAGTGCATTCGACGGTAAAACCACCTCGCTTTATGAGCGCAGCCATCGCATTGACCTTCCGCCTGCCCGGACCGGCTGGCAGCTTCGTGTGAGCCGGACGACGGCGGACAGCACCTCCAGCCGCATCGTGGATACGACGAACATCGAAGCGTATTCCGAAATCATCGATGCAAAGCTGCGCTACCCGAACACCGCGCTGCTGTTTGTGTCGTTCAACGCGAAGCAGTTCAGCAATATTCCGCAAATCAGCGTACGCGCCCGCGGGCGGCAAATCCGCGTGCCCACAACATACGATCCGGTGGCGCGCACCTATTCCGGCACCTGGGACGGCTCGTTTAAATGGGCCTGGAGCAATAATCCCGCATGGGTGTTTTACGACCTGGTGCTGAGTGACCGTTTCGGGATCGGAGACCGGCTGGACGCGACGCAGGTGGACAAGTGGGAACTCTACCGTATCGCGCAGTACTGCGATCAGCCCGTGCCGGACGGTACCGGCGGCAGCGGTACTGAGCCACGTTTTCTCTGCGACGTGTATATCCAGAGCCAGAACGAGGCGTTTACGGTGCTGCGCGACCTGGCGAGCATCTTCCGCGGTATGACCTATTGGGCCGGTAATCAGCTGGCCGCGCTGGCGGACATGCCGCGCGATATGACGTATGTCTACACCCGCGCCAACGTTATTGACGGCAAATTCTCCTACGCCAGCGGCAGCGAGAAGAACCGTTATTCAACGGCGATGGTGAGCTGGTCAAACCCGGAGAACCATTACACCGATGAAGTGGAAGCGGTGATGGAGCCTGACCTGGTGCGGCGCTACGGCGTGCGCCAGACGCAGATCTCCGCCATCGGCTGCACGCGGCGCACCGAGGCCAACCGCCGCGGCCGCTGGGCGCTGCTGACAAATGCTAAAGACCGGATGGTGAGTTTCGCCACCGGGATGGAAGGCATGATACCGCTGCCGGGCCATATCATCGGCGTGGCGGATCAGTATCTGTCCGGGCGGGTCATGGGCGGGCGTATCAGTCAGGTGAACGGCCGTGCGCTGACGCTCGACCGGGCGCCGGATGCAAAAGCAGGCGACAGGCTTATCGTCAACCTGCCGTCCGGTAAATCACAGGCCCGTACCATTCAGGCGGTCAGCGGCCGCAACGTCACGGTGTCTGCGGTATTCAGCGAAACGCCGGAGCGCGAGGCGGTCTGGTCGGTGGATGCGCAGGATGTCGCGATCCAGCAGTACCGCGTCACGTCCGTTGAAGACAATAACGATGGCACCTGGACCATCAGCGCCGTGCAGCACAACCCGGATAAATATGCCGCCATTGATTCCGGCGCGCGGCTCGATGAGCGTCCGGTATCAGCTATTCCGCCGGGCGTGCAGGCACCGCCGGCCTCCGTGACCCTCAGCAGTTACAGCCGCGTGGTGCAGGGCCTCAGCGTGGAAACCCTGCGTGTCGCCTGGCCTGCTGCGCCCGGCGCCGTGGCGTATGAATGCCAGTGGCGCAAGGATAACGGCGACTGGGTGAATGTGCCGCGCACAAGCTCGCTCGGCTTTGAGGTGCAGGGCATTTATGCCGGGCGGTACATGGCGCGCGTCAGCGCCGTAAACGCCAGCGATGTCGCCTCGGTCTGGCAGACCAGCGTGGAAGTGACACTGACCGGCAAGGTGGGGCAGCCGCCGGTGCCGCTGAACTTCCGCACCACGCCGATTAACTGGGGCATCCAGCTTGACTGGAACTTCCCTGACGGTGCTGACGATACGCTGATGACCGAAATTCAGTATGCCGCCGCGAGCGACGGTAGCGACGCGCTGCTGCTTTCGGATGTGCCGTATCCGGCGCACAGTTACACGCAGCTTGGCCTGCGTGCGGGGCAGATTTTCTGGTACCGCGCACGGCTGGTGGACCGCATCGGGAACCAGTCAGCCTGGACTGGCTGGGTGCGGGGCATGGCAAACGACAACGCGGAGGATTACCTGGGTGATATTACCGGGGATTTTCTCACCAGTGCCGACGGCCAGGCGCTGCAGCAACAAATCGACACTAACATCGAGGCGGTGATGCAGAACGCGCTGGCGAACAACGCCACGGCTGATCATCAGTGGAAGCTGTATGGTGAAGTGCGCGCCGATATTCTGGTGGTGAAAACCACTATCGCCGACGTTGATAAGGCTCTGGCTGATATGAGCACTCAGGTCCAGGCGCAGATAGGCAGTGTCACGGCCGCGCTGGAAGACAAGCTGACCGCCGTGGTGGATGCCAGTGGGGCGACAGCCATTCATACGCTGAAAGCAGGCGTGCGGATTAACGGCGACTATTACAGCGCAGGTATGAGCATTGCGGTGCTGGCGCAGGCCGGGCAGCCGGTTGTAACGCGTATTGCGTTTAATGCCGATCAGTTTGTGCTGACCACCGGCAGCGGTGCCAGCCAGTTCTCGCCGTTTGCTGTTGTGGGCGGGCAGGTGTTTATGAACTCTGCTTTTATTCAGGATGGCACCATTACCAGTGCCAAAATAGGCGCCTTTATTCAGTCAAATAACTATGTTGCTGGTTCTACAGGGTGGCGGCTGGGTAAAGATGGTAACTTCGAAATTAACGGAGTTGCAGGAGGAGGGAAAATGCTGATAACAAGCACTCTCGTTCAGATATGGGATTCGAATAACATCCTGCGAATCAGAATGGGGCTTTTCTAATGTCTGGGTTACAGTGCTGGGATGGTAGTGGGAAGTTAATTGTAGACCTTGGAGACTACATGGTGCGCTACATAGGGCGCACCGTAGTAAATGCCCCTGCAGGGATATCACAAATGAACGTTCCCTACGCTGGGTTAACTGCCAGCGGTTCATTTGCTGCAATAGTGAAGCTTACTGGCGTTGTCAGAATATGGAGCACGTCCTGTTATGATGGGGGATTCACTCTCTACTTCGTTCCCGGGACGAGCTACGCAGATACCATAACAGTGGATTTATATAATTTCCTATGAGCGGATTCGAAGTTAGAAATGCAGCAGGTGCTCTTACTGTAAACAGCGATTATAAATCACCACTGCTAGCCTCCTCTGCTGCCGCCAGCACGGACACGGTTGGTGATTTCGATCTGAATATACCTGGTTTTGGAAATCTCAATCAGCTTGGGTATGTACTTGATGACAATCTATATAGTCCCGGCCAGCTCGCATGGTTCAGACTTAATGTGAATGGATGGGGGGTGCCGGGGGCGAGATACTTTTTACCCGGCTCGGCGTTTATCGCCAAAACTAAAATAGATTTGGCTGTAGAGAGTGGTTACCTTGATGTTTTCAATGCTCAGGGTGCATTGATATGGTCCGCAAAATCGGCAGCAAAGATGCCGAGGGTTCTTGGTTTTATTACCATACCTCCCAACTTTGACCTGCAAAATAACACCTTAACAGTTGGAGTATCAGGAACACCATTCTACTTAATGGATATCATTCCTGGAGCCTTAGCTGAAGACCAGGAAGGTGTTGGTGCAAAAAACGGTATTGTCATGAAGCAGCAGTCTGGCTCGGTGATATTAAGGTACATAAACCAGAACGGTAAAAACTACGTTAACACTCCGCTGTATTCTCGTGGCTTCAAAATACCATATGCCGTATTCCCTACCGTATAGTTTTATTTCCGATAAACAAACATGAATAATTAAACCAGGAGAATGCCATGTCGGCAGGTACTCTATCGCTTACAAACAAATCGGCTACAGTTTCAGGCACCGGCACATCATTTACAACAGACCTGAAGGCGGGAGACTTCATTGTTGTTAAAATTGGTGGGACTCCTTACACCCTGCCTGTTAAAACAATTACTAGCAATACTCAGCTGACGCTTGTCAGTAATTACACGGGGCCAACTCAAGGTGGAGTCGCCTGGTTTTCCGTTCCTCAGGAAGCACAGAGTTTAATTACCGCGTCACTAGCCTCACAGACCGCCGAAGCCTTACGTGGACTTAACCTGGACAAAACAAACTGGCAGCAAATGTTTTCAGGCGCAGGTAATATTACTGTCACTCTATCAGACGGTAGCTCATGGACTGGCCCATCATTGAATAGCATTAAAGATATGGTTGACGCTCTTTCACCTGTGGGGTCGATGTTAGTGTGGCCTTCTTTAAATCTTCCTGACAACTCAACTCTTGGAATTAAATACCTCAGGTTGAATGGGGCACCATTCGATAAAACGCTATACCCAAAATTAGCTTCTATTTATACGACAGGCGTTCTTCCCGATATGCGTGCTAACGTAGTCAGGGGATTTGATGATGGCAGGGGAGTAGATCAGGGGAGGGCAATGCTTTCGGAACAACTGGACGCAGCTCCTAATATTGTAGGGTCTTTTGCGCCATCGGTTGATTCCAGAGGATTTGGCACAGGCGCGATAACGTGCGCAGGAGGCGTTGCAGCTGCGTACACAATAACGAGTGACACAACTTTCCTTCGTAGCGTGACTGCAACCATTGATGCATCAAAATCAAGTCCTTCTTATGGTCGTGGAAACTCAGCAGAAGTCAGAATGAGGAACATAGTCTGGAATATGATAGTGAGGGCTTCGTAATGGTATTCAATTCAGATGGTTTTGCTGAACAAGATTTCATCCAAAAAGTTTATGTTGCAGACATCAGCGGGGAATACATAGGCACCTCTGAAGTCATGATAAGTAGAGGAACGGGACTTCCAGCTGGCGCATACCTCGACGCGCCGCCGCCTCTGCAAGAGGGAAAGGCGATAATCAGAAATGCGAATGGATCTGAATGGACTATCACCTCAGATTATCGGGGCAAGACAGCCTACTCTACTGACAAAAGCAAGACCATTATTATAAATGAGCCTGGAGACATTCCTGATGGGTTTACTTTGTCTGGTCCTCCTCGGGCATGGGAGTTTTGGGATGGAGAAAAGTGGCTACCCGACGATAAAGCACTCAAAGATATTCAGCAGAAAGAGGCAGTAGAAAGGAAAACGATGCTGATGAATGAAGCAAGCAACGAGATATCACTCCTTCAGGATGCTGTTGATCTTGACATGGCAACAGAAGATGAGACAACAAGACTTTTAGCCTTGAAAAAATTCAGAGTGTTATTAAGTCGTATAGACACGACTTCCGCTCCTGATATCTCATGGCCCATAGCGCCTTGAAAGCAATCTATGTGGCATGCATGGGGCAAAAAATTAGCGCAAAACAACTCAACACCTCGGAAGGTGTCGATTCGTCTTGCGCTTAGCTACAGGTGGGACAGAAGTGAGACACGCAAGGCTTTGCACCGGTTTGCACAGCTTTGCATGTTTTAGCGTCATGTGACCTGTGAGCGCAGATATGTCGTGGTAAAGTCCTGTATCCAAAGGTATTTATTATAATTCGCATTGTTTAGAACCGGGCCGAATTTGAAATACAAAAAAATTCCAGCCGTTACGATTAATAGGCCGCTTCGTCTTGATTTCGTTACCTCCTGAAACTACTGTATAAATACACAGTAATTTTACCGGGAGGTACATAATGAAAATACACCCCCTCGTCTGGCCGGTTACGCCAGTCAACATCCCATTCTATGCAGACCTGATTTCAGCAGGCTTTCCGAGTCCCGCTGCCGATTATATCGACAGTGGCATTGACCTCGTTTCCCACCTTATTGCACATCCATCATCCACCTATGTCCTGCGGGTTGCCGGCGACTCGATGCGCGACGCTGGCATTCTTGACGGCTCGCTTTTGCTGGTGGACTTCAGTCTGCACGCGAAGCATAACGACATCGTCGTCGCCAATATCGGCGGGGAGTTTACCGTGAAAAGGCTGGTGACGTACCCGGTGGCGCAGCTGCGCGCAGAGAACCCGGCTTACCCGCCTATTGCTGTTTATGACGCCGACGACCTCGAAATCGTCGGCGTTGTCATTTGCGTTATAAATACCCTGCACCGCAATGTTCGCGCTGGTTGATATGAACTCGTTTTACACGAGCTGCGAGACGGCATTCCGTCCCGATCTTGTCGGTCAGCCGATCGTGGCGCTTTCCAATAACGACGGCTGCGTGATAGCGCGCAGCCGCGAAGCCAAAGCGCTTGGCATAAAAATGGGCATGCCCTGGTTCCAGTTGCGCGAGATGCAGTTCCCTCAGCGGATCATTGCCTTTTCCAGCAACTATGAACTTTACGGTGATATGAGCCAGCGGGTGATGACGACGCTTGAGGAAATGTGTCCGCGCGTTGAGATATACAGCATCGATGAGGCTTTCTGCGACCTGACGGGAGTGCGGAACTGCAGGGACCTGGCTGATTTTGGCCGGGAGATACGCGACACCGTCCGGCGCAACACCCGGATCCATTGTGGTGTCGGTATCGCCCAGACAAAGACGCTGGCTAAACTCGCTAACCGCGCGGCCAAAGAGTGGCCGCAGACAGGCGGGGTGGTGGACCTTTCAAACCAGGCGCGCCAGCGGCGGCTGATGGCGCTGATGCCGGTGGAGGAAGTCTGGGGCGTCGGTCGGCGTATTGCCAGAAAGCTGGAGGCAATGAGTATTAAAAATGCACTGCAGCTATGCGATACCGACATCCGCTTTATCCGCAAACATTTTAACGTCGTGCTGGAGCGCACCGTGCGCGAGTTGCGCGGCGAACCCTGTCTGGAAATCGAGGAGTTTGCCCCGGCGAAACAGGAAATCGTCTGCAGCCGGTCATTCGGGGAGCGAATCACCGACTATGAAGCGATGCGCCAGGCTATCTGCAGCTATGCGGCGCGCGCGGCGGAGAAGCTCCGCGGCGAACATCAGTTCTGCCGGTACATTTCGGTGTTCGTGAAAACGTCGCCGTTCTCTGCTGAACCGTATTACGGCAACCACGCCGGGACTAAGCTGCTGACGCCCACACAGGACACGCGCGACATAATTGCCGCGGCGACGTGCTGCCTCGATGCGGTCTGGCGCGACGGCCACCGGTACCAGAAAGCGGGCGTTATGCTGGGTGACTTTTTCAGCCAGGGCGTGGCGCAGCTGAATCTGTTTGACGAGAACGCGCCGCGCGCGAACAGCGAGGCGCTGATGTCACTGATGGACAAATTGAACCAGCAGGGCCGGGGAACCCTGTATTTTGCGGGGCAGGGTATCCAGCAGTCGTGGCAGATGAAGCGGGAAATGCTGTCACCGTGCTATACGACACGGCTTGCAGATGTGCCAGTTGTACGAGCTAATTAG